TCAACCTTGTATCCTGCCGCTACCATGAGCAATTTAATCCCGTCCGACCATCAAGCGCAGGCCCACGACATCCCGAAAGGAAAACACGTCGCCGCGCATCTGATCGTCGTTGAAGGCTTCTACCTGAGCGCCGCGGACGAAGCTCACAACGGCCACCACGAGCGAAAGCGCGTGGCCTACTCCGAAACCTTCGAGCTCGATCCATCCGCCAAAGCGCTGGCGGAAAGCGGCGCGCTCTCCCACATCCTGAGCGATAAGCTGCTGATCGAGCGCCTGCGATCTAAGGACAAGAACTTCCGCGCCATCGCGACGCACACGATCACGCGCCACGAGAACGTGCTGGTGGACGCGCCCGCCGCCGCCGAGACTGATTCCGCGATCGGCGGCACCGACAACAGCGAAGCGGCCACGCTTCCCAAGATCAAGACGAAGAAGTAAACGACGCAAGGGGGCTCGAATAATATGGGGAAAAATTTGCCGCCGCACGCGATCACCGACGCAGATCCTCTCATCGCCGAGTTAAACGGCGCGCTTGCCCGCAGCGGCGAGCCCAGCCCCGTCGCTGGAGACCGCTTCGGCGCGCAGCCTCTCCCGCTCGATAAGCAGCTCGAGACCGCGCACACCGCGGCTCCGCAGCTCGCGCGGGCCACGCAGATCGACAAGCTCCACTCGAAGAAGGCCGGCGGCTTCGGCTACCGCGTGGTAGTCGAAGGAACCTATTTCGCCAAGAGCGCCGAGACCAAGGGCAACGTGATGAAGCACTATTCGCTCCCGTTTAATCTGCCCGCGCTGACGAACCAGAAGGGCGAGGCGGCGCTGGGGATCATCATCGGCGCAAGCCGCCCCGGCGGCGGGATGCTCAAAGCCGCGCTTATCAAGATGGACCCTATGGCCATCACCTACAAGACCCACTCGATCACGAGCGTCACCGCGCTGCAGGGAGCGCCCGAGCCCACCTCCCTCCAGTACATGAGCTTCGACGCGCTGAAGAGCTACGTCCGCGCGACCTTTCCTGATTTCCCGATCGACGTCGACGAGTACACGAGCGTTGACTATCTGCGCGAGGACGTCATCGACCTGGTCACCAACGCGGTCAGCGACGTCGTTGACCAGAGCGGCAACCACACGAAGGGCGGTTTCGGATTGAAGAAGACGCCGGGCGAGCGCATCGTTGAGCGCCACCTGGCGCGCAAAGAAGAGAACGAATTGGCGGCGATGAATCCGGGGGTAATGTAATGGCGACCAACGTCAAGACGAACTCGACCAAGCCCGTTGTCACCGTCTCGAGCGCCGCGTCCCCGGCCAGCGACGTGTGCGTTTGCCAGCACGGCGGCGACCAGCACGGCACGACCGGCACCTGCAGGTTCGCGGTCAAGGCCGCACCCAACGGATGCGGTTGCGTCGGGTTTCGCGCCATCGACCAATAGGATAAACTTCTATGGCAAACTCCTACGACACCTGCCTTTGCGGTCACGCCTACCCGGATCATGATCCGGGTTCGCTGATTTGCCGTTTCCAGTCGACCGTCATCGTGCGCAGTTGCGGATGCCAGGGGTTCAGCATTCCCGGCGCCACTTTAGGCGCGGCTCCCGACGCTACGCCCGCGGCGCCGGTCGATGTCCCTCTGTCCGGCGACGACGATAACTGAGGCCGCTATGGCCGACACGCCACTCGCGCAACAACCGGCGCTGGTCCCCGTCTACAAGACCATCATCACCTGGAAGGACGGCCAGCCCGTCATGGCGGCCGAGCCCGTCCTGACCCAGCATCACGTCCGCTCTCTCTACCTCATCGCCGCGGCGCAGCCCTACGAGGTCACCGACCCCCTCGACCCCGACTTCGGCCTCTACGACGGCATGACCATCGCCGAGGTCATGGTGCGCAAGCAGCTCATCGCGGCCGCGCGCAGCGGCGACGTTGAGGCCGCGATGGACCGCTTGATCGGCCGCCCCATGGCGCGTGGTGAGCAGGTCAACGTGAACCTCGACGGCTCTTACGAGGGCTATCTCAAGGGCTTGGCCGCGAAGATGGCGCCCGGCGCCGCCGGCGGCCCGATCGAAGCCGAAGTCATCGAGCCTTCCGTCTTCGGTGACCTCGCTTGAACCTCGATCAGATTCACAGCCGCCTCAACGACGACCTCGAGTTCTTCGCGGCCAACGCGCCGCTCGTCATCAAGGACGACCAGGGAACCCTCGTCCCCTTCAAGCTGAACATCGCCCAGCGCTACACGCACATGAAGCTAGAAGAGCAGCGCGCCAAGAAGGGCTGGGTGCGCGCTCTCGTGCTCAAAGGCCGCCAACAGGGAATGAGCACCTACATCAACGCGCGCTTCTACCATCGCACGACGAGGTCCACTGGTCAGTCCGTCTTCATTCTCAGCCACGAAGGCAAGACGACCGACAAGCTCTTCGACATGGTGGCGCGCTTCCAAGAGAACGTCCACCCCGCGCTCAGGCCGCAAGAGGGGAAGCGCAACACCCGGCAGATCACTTTCCCTGGACTCAACGCCGACTACTCGGCTGGAACCGCAGGAAACGAGCAGGTCGGCCGCGGCGGCACGGCGCAACTTTTCCACGGCTCGGAAGCCGCATATTGGGAGCACGCATATGAGATTCAAGATGGAGCGCTCAAATCTATCCGACTGGCGCCCGGCACCGAGATCATCCTCGAGTCGACTGCTAATGGCCCTTCGGGACTCTTCCACGAAAAGTGTATGGCGGCTCTCCGCGGAGAGGGCGACTACATCCTCGTTTTCGTCCCCTGGTTTTGGGAGAATGACTACGAGCGCGAGGACGACGGGTCCGCACTCACCGAGGAAGAAGAGAGTTTCATTAAAAACCATTTCGACAAGCCGTTCCCCTTCCAGGCGAGTGAGATCTCTCGGGCGCAGGCCAAACGCAAGATGCTCTGGCGTCGTGCTGAGATCTTCGACCTATCGCCTAAGAACCCCGAGGTAGGCGCCGCCAAGTTCCGAAGCATCTACCCGTCCAACCCCGTCGAGGCTTTCCTTTCCAGCGGCGTCGGCGAGGTGCGAGCAAGCGCGATCGTAACGGCGCGCGCGATGGACCAGCGCATCGAACTCGATTCGATGATGCCGCGCATCGGCGGTCTCGACCCTGCCGGCGCGGGCAAGCGCGCTGACCGCACCATCCTCGCGGTGCGCCAAGGGCGCGTGCTCGAGAAGGTCTATCGCTCGGCCAATCGCGAGCCCATGGAGCTCGTGGGCTGGGTCGCCAAGATGATCGGGGCCGAGCACCTCGACATGCTTTTTGTCGATAACGGATACGGCGTCGCCTTGGTTGACCGCCTTCACGAGCTTGGTTTCAAGCGCCGCGTCATCGGCGTGTGGTTTGGGCAGGGAGCTGACGAGACCAACAAGTACACGAATAAGCGATCCGAGATCCTATCCCTGGCCGCGGACTGGACCAACGGCGGCGGCGTGTCGATCCCGAACGGCCCCGAGGTAAAGCTCGATGAGCGGACGTGGCTGTGCGGCGGCGACGAGATCCACGCCGACTTCGCCTCGCTCCCTATGCACCGCGAGACCTCCGACGGTAAACACCAGTTTCCGACGAAGGAAGAGATCATCAAGGTCTTCGGCCGCAGCCCGGATATTTTCGACGGCACGGCGCTGACCTTTGCCTTCCCGGTTCTGGCGCAGGGCGTGTCGCGCGAAAATACCTGGCGTCGCGCCGGGGACTCTGCTACAATTTCGTCGCATGACGGTCACGGGGCAAAAAGAAGCGGTGGCGGCGGCCCGTTGAGTTCACTTAATCGGAAGAGGGCGATGCAATGATTCGACCGTTCGAGTCGCGCGACTTGGCCCAAATCGACTTGGCTCCCGCGCACCGCTCCGTGGCAGAGAAAGTTAGCGATGCCATGAAGATGCTCGCCGACAAGGGATGGGCGCACACGCTTGTAACGACGTCGGGCGACCCGGTCGTTATATTTGCCGCCGCCGAAGTCCCCGATCGCCCGGCGGATGAATGCGAGGTTTTTATTTTTCCGTCTCGCGGGCGCGCGAAGCACCGCCTCGCGTTTTGGAAGGGCCTCCACGAGATGCTCGGCCGCGCGCAGGCCCGTTTCAAGAAGATCCATTCAATCAGCCACAATGAGCCAGCGCTCTGCAAGTTCTTCGAGAAACTCGGCTTCCGGCCAGCACCGTTACCTAACCGCCCGGAGTGCGTCGGTATGCGCGGCTGGGTCTTGCTCGCGGCTTCTGCTTTCCTACTCGATCACGTTCTCGCCCATTTCGCTTTGGGCGCGCATGGTCTTGTGCTGGCCGATCCCGTTACTGCGGCCGCCATCATTGGGGCGACTGCCGCGGTGGCGTCGACTGGTGTTGCCGTTGCCAATTACGAGGCCAGCCAGTCCGCGGCGGCGGCGTCGAAGTCCCTGGCTAATCAGCAGGCGTCAGAACTCCAAGCGCAGCAGGAACAAGCGAACCAGTTGGCCGCCACCGAAGCGACGACGGGCTCGACGTTCGGTTTTTCCAACGAGAACCCGGGGGCGGTGCAGAGCGGTTTCGGATTCGGCGGGGCGAGCGCCACGGCCGGGTCGCCCAACGGCGGGCGCAGTCAGATCACAGGGATGGGATAAATGCCCCCCAGCAGAGGAACGCCGAAGACGACGAAGGACTACATCACGCGCCTCCGCGAACTGGAGGGCGAGAAATATCCTTGGCTCGTCCACTACCAGGCGCTCGCTGAGATTTTCCTCACGCGCAAGATGGACTTCACGCGCGTCATCGTGCCCGGCGAATTCCTCCAGGCTTTCGTCTTCGACAACACGGGCCAGTATTCCGCCTACCTTTTCGCGTCGATCTTCCTGAGCATGATGTGGCCCGACGCCTCGCGCACGTTCCGCCTCAAGCCCAATTACCGCCTCAAGAACATCCCCGGCGTCGAGGATTTCTTTCGCTTTGCGACCCACCAGATGCACGAGTACATGGAGAAGCCGCGCGCTGGGCTCTCGATGGCGCTCATGGAGCACTTCCTCGACATCGGGATTTTCGGGACGTCGGGCATTTTCACCGAGGACAATTCCGAGATCGACGAGGAACTCCCGCTCCTCTACGACGCCTGGGGCGTCAAGAATATGTGCATCTCGGAGACGAAGCAAGGCTTCGTCGACCAGGTCTATTTCATCCGCCCGCTCAAGGTGCGGCAGATCATCAACGAGTACAGCCGCCCCGGCGACTATATCCCCGTCAAGGTCATGGAGAAGTACAACGCGGGGAAGGTCGACGACGAGGTCGACGTGCTCGTCGTCATTGAGCCCAAAGAGCCTGAGAAGGATGAAGAGGGCATCGCCAAGCGAGGCGTTGCGGGCATGGCGGTGCGCACCGTCCATATCGTCATCAACGAGGAGGCGACTCTCCGCAAGAGCGGTTTCGAGGAGATGCCAGTCGCGGTCGGCCGCCTCTTCAAGCAGCTCAACGAGGCGCTGGGGCGCTCGTGCGGGATGCTCGCGCTCCCCGACGCGCAGTCCCTCAACGCGCTCACCGAGGGCGTGCTTGTCGCCACCGAGAAGTCGCTTGACCCGCCTCTCGGCGTGCTTGACGACGGCCGCTTGGGCGGCGGGGTCATCAACACCTCGGCCGGCGCCATCAGCGTCTTCAACACCTCGGGTCGGCAGACCAACGAGAAGCCCATCTTCCCGCTTTTCACGATCGGCGAGTTCCAGCAGGCGCTTGAGCAGCAGAAGCAGTTGGCCTCGAAGATCGCGCAGGGATTCTTCCTCGACCGACTCCTCGACCTCAACAACCAGGTCCAGATGACGGCCTACGAGACCTCTGTCCGCGACAAGATCCGCGGTGAAGCGCTCGGCGGCGTGTTCGCGCGCCAAGAGAAGGAAGTCATGACGCCGATGATCGAGCGCTCCTTCAACATCCTTTTCCGCAAGGGCTATTTGGGCGTCGTCAAGACGGGCCCCGGTGCGCGCCTGCGCGCGAAGTGGGACAAGATCGTCGGCGCTGAGAAGGTCGTCGTGCCGCCCGCGGTCGTGGCCGCGGTCCGCGCGGGCCTCAACGTCTTCGAGGTCGAGTACATCTCGCCGGCCAAGCGTTTCCAGCAGGCCGAGAAGCTGCGCGGCCTCATGACCGCGACCGACGGCGCGCTGGCGATGGCGGGGGTCAAGCCCGAGGTCTTCGACGGCCTGGACCTCGACGAGTGGCTGCGGCGCCTGTACGAGCTCTCCGGTTCGCCGATCGAGGTGGTGCGCACGCGCGAGGCGCTCATGAAGTTCCGCGCGGCCAACCGCCAGGTGGCCGACAAGGCGCAGGCGCTCGACCAGGGCGAGCAGGCCGCGAACATCAAGCTCAAGGCGGCGCAGGCGCGGCAGGCAATGGGCACGACGCCCGCGATGCCAGCGCAGGCGCCGGCGGCCGCAAAGTGATTCTGTAAAGACGCAAGGGGGCGAACGTGAAAGAGAGATTCGAGAGGCCGTTGCCGTCAGACGCGCAGAAGGACAACGAGGCGTTGATTGCGAAGCACCAGGCCGAGAAGGAAGAGGCGATCGCGCGCGAGGCGCGCGTGCGCGCGGCCTTCGACTGGATTCTCCAGCAGGAGAACGGCCGCATCGTTTGGGCGTGGCTCTTCGAGCGCTGCGGGTGGGCCAAGCCCGTGCTCATGCGTACCGCGGGCGGCGACGTGGCCCCGCTCTCGACGGAATGCCTTGCCGCGCAGCGCGAGGTCTACCGCGAGATGCGCAAGATGGTCCCTACGCCCGAGTTCTTGGCGGCGGTGGAGTTCATGGCCGAGTTCGGTCCTGTGAAGTTGAAAGTAAGCGAGGGGGACAAATAAATGCCCGATGGAAATGGAGCCGTGCTGACGCGCGAGTTCGTGCCGCAGGAATTCCTCGAGAAGCCCTACCTCAAGGATTTCCTCGACAAGCCGTGGGATAAGACCACGAGCGCCGAGCTCTTCAAGAAGCTCGACGGCGCGGAGTCGCTCCTGGGGCGTCGCCCGGCGGTCCCCGATCCGAAGACGGCCAAGCCCGAGGAACTCGAGAAGTTCTTCGAGCAGTTTCGTCCCGAGAAGGCCGAGGAGTACGAGGTCCCTCTCGAGAAGGACGCGAAAGTCGATCCGAACTTCATCAAGGCCCTGCAAGCCGGGCTTCACGCGGGCCGGATCTCAAAGGTCCAGGCGGCGGCTCTTCTCAAAAGCGTCACCGAGTACGGTACGGGGGTCCGGGCCGCTGCGACTCAGGCCGCCGCGCGCAAGGCGGCCGAGTTCGACACGCTCGCGAAGACGTACCTCGGCGAGCAGAACAAGGCCGCGATGGAAAGCATCCGCGGCCTCATTAAGCAGTACGCGCCGCCGGCCGCGCAGGCGAGTCTCGACAAGCTCACCGACGAGCAGGTCGTGGTCATGGGCGCGACGATCCAGGCGATCCACAAGAAGTACGCCCCGGCCGATGAGCTCAACGGCAAGCCGGGTGCGGGGTCCGGTACTGGCGGCGGCCCCAGCACGGTTGAGTCGAAACGCACGGAGATGTACAAGCTCATCGGCGAAAAATCGTACTCGAACGCGTGGCACGCCGAGCATGCCACGGTCACCGCGCGAGTGGCGCAGCTCGCCAAGGAAATCGACGAGCTCGAAAACCCGAAGAAGTAAGAGGCATTCTAAGGCCCGCGGCGCTACCATGCCGCGGGCCTTTTATTTTTCCTCTTGACAGCGCCGACATGTTCCTGTCATAATTCGGCGACGCTGGAGATACGGGCCACGCGGCCCCCTTCCCGATCGCACATGGTACCGCGCAGAGGGCCCCCGCCCGCCCGGGGATACGGTCTTCGCTAAGAGACGCATAAAATCTTAACGGAGGCTTACCCCTATGGCCGGAGAATTGATCGACAACGCCCTCGTCATCCAGTTCAGCGCACAGGTTCACGTCCTCGCGCAGCAGATGGAGTCGCGCCTACGCCCGTTCGTTGAAGTTCGCCCGATGTCCGGCGAGACCTACGCGTACGACGGCCTCGGCCCCGTGGAAGCCTCGCCCGTGGTCGGCCGCCAGCAGCCCGTTCAGTTCTCGGACATCAACCACCTGCGCCGGCAGATCGCTCGCCAGCGCTTCGCCCTCACCCTCCCGATCGACAAGGCCGACGTTCGCGGCATGCTTCAGAATCCGCAGGGCGAGTACGCGAAGGCCTGCGTGCGCGCCATGGCCCGCGTGTTCGACCGCGTCGTGGTCGCGTCGCTGTTCGCGACCGTCTACACCGGCCGCACCATGGGCACCGCGGTCACGGCCGCCAACGACGGCGTCATCACCGTCAACGCGACCTCGGGCCTGACCTACGCCCAGCTCATCAACATCCGCAAGAACTTCATGGACAACGACGTCGGCAACGACGTCGAAGAGACGTTCGTCATGGGCTTCGCCGGAAACGAGTACACGTCCTTGATGCAGGAAGTCGAGCTCATCAACGACCTGTACTCTCAGCACTACGTCGTGGACAAGGGCCACATGGCCGAGGCCGCGGGCATCAAGCTCGTGCCCTTCGCCGCCAACGCCCCCAAGCCCGTGCTGAACGTGTCCTCGAGCGTCCGCAACTGCTTCACCATGTCGAGCCGCGGCTGCTGCGTCGGAATGAGCAAAGAGTTCGAGCTCACCGTCACGCCGCGCTACGACCTCGTCGAGGTGATGCAGGTCCAGATCATCTTCGACCTCGGCGCGGTGCGCACCGAGGGACCGCTCGTCCAGCAGGTCAACACGACCGCGTCCTAAGCGCGGCCATTAAAACTTGCAGCCCCGGGGGGACCAAAAACGGGGGCGCGGGGGGGGGGGGGCGAGACGGAAAAGACGGACCACCAAG